TCGCCGTAGCGGACCTGCTGCACGCCGGCGGCGATGGCACGCTCCAGCGTTTGCAGGTCTTGCTGTGTGTAGGCCACGACTATCTCCCGAGATATTTGCTCTTCGCCGTGCGCATGCGTTGCTTCGGCGCGGCTGATTTCGTGTCGTTGCTTTCGGATGGCGGGGGCGCCACCGACAGATCGAGGCCAAGGTATTGCTGGGCGATTCGGATGGCGGCCAGCGAATAGACGCTTACGTCGGTCGCTTCGTTGCGCCGGCCACCCGCGTCCCAGACCACCCTTGGGCGGCCCTTGACGTATTTCTTCTTCCGCTTCTCGGCCGTCACCTGGTCGAAATAGGTTCGGTCGAACTCATCGGACACCGGCCAGTGCACATAACCTGGGCCAGGCTCGAGAATCAGGTAACGCTGATAGAGCAGCGACTTCGCGGTGTCGGTGCCCACTTCGGACAGGTACACGCCGTTCGCATTCTTCTTGCGCGGCATAACCACGACCGGGCGCGCGGCCTGGCTGGATCCCTTGACCGGGATGAGGAACCGAATCCCCATCCGCTTCGAGAACTTGTTCACCTCGTCCGAGTAGTGGCCACCGTGATCCTGCGTCGCCACCACGACCTGCAGGATGGTTCCATCCTCCCGGCGAAACGTGCGCCGCAATGCCTCGGCGAGCTTGTCCCAGAGCCCAGGCCGGCTTGGGTCACCGAACAGGCGGGTGTATGCCAATGACCAGCGCTCTTCGCCCTGTCCGTATCCGTCGTATTGGATCTCGACGCGATCATCCTGCGTGTCGATCGACGCCACGATAGCCACGACGCCCTTGGGCGCGGGCGCGGCATAGTGCTCCCGGCGGACCATCAGCGCTTGCGCGTCGGTCTTCTCGCCGGTGTCCTCTTCCCATGCCTCGCCGAGCGTGGTGTTGACGAATGCTTTTAGCTTGCTGACATCCCGGCGCGCAGCCAGGAATTCCGAAACAATCTTTCGCCACCCGGTCTGCGAGTACGCAGTCCAGATGTGGAACGCCACCTTGTCAGGCGTTTCGACGACATCGCCGCCGGCCGACCGGAAGTAACCCTCAGGGTCGATCCAGACCCCGTCTTCCGTGGTCCAAACGCCCAAGTGCCATATCGACAGATACTCGGCGTGCGTGAAGAGAGCCTTGCACGACTCGCACAAATAGGCCGCGGTCGACGCATCCTCGCCGATCCACTTCATGCCGAAGGCCGCGTCCTCGCCGCCCCACTTCAATGCCTGCTTGTGGCCGCAATGCGGACACGGCACGTGGTACGTGAACTGCGCGTCGGCCGCATCGTGCAGCTCGTCGATATACGACTCGCCCTTGGTTCCGGGCGTGCTGCCACGAATCGACTTGGGGAATGTGGCGCCTTCGAGACGCTTGTCACCCAGCGTTACCGCGTCACCCTCGTTCTCGATGTCGCGATCAAAGCCGTCGAGCTCATCGAAATACGCGACGTCCTTGGATAGGCGGCGATAGTTCTTCGCTGCCTTGCCACCCCGGATATCCAGCGTGCTGCCGAGGAACACCTTTTTCGACAACGTGTTGTATTTCGACTTCGTGTTGAAGTACGGAAAGACCCGCTGCACCGCCGCGCAGTCGCGCAGCATGGGGTCGATCTCGTCCTTGACGAAGTCCTTGGCGTCATCGTCAACCGGCTGGAATATCACCTGGTTGCGACGCTTGTGCTCCGCGAAGTAGCCAACCGATGCGCACAGCATCTTGGTATAGCCAACGCGCGCGGACTTTCGAATGGTCACCGACCGTATGTCGTCGTTCGACATGCAGTCCATGATGGCGGGCTGGTAGGGGTAAGCCTCCCAGCGCCCCTCGATGTAGCTCGACTCGGCGGATAGGTAGAAGTTCTCCTGGGCCCATTCGCTGAGGCGAAGTGGCTCGGGCTTCTCCAATACCTTCAGGCCGCGCCTGGCCGCCCGCTCAATCTCCTTCCGGGTCTCGCTCGTAATACTCATCGAGATCCACGGTCACCCGCGCCGCCATGTTTTGAGCCTTCACCACCTCACGCTTCACGTCTTCGATCGCCCGCGCCGGCAGGCCGGGGTTTCGTTTCTTGACGTTAAGCGGGATCGACTCCAGGTGCGCAGCGATCTGACCGCCGATGCGCGAGAGCGTCCATTCAATGACCCCGACCGGCGCGAGTTCGCGGCGCGTCTGGGCGTTCTTCAGTTCCTGTCCGATGCGCTGTTCGCGAGTGAGCAGCAGCTTCTCGCGTTCCGCTTCGATCACTAGAGGCATGGGCGACGCGTCGGCCGCCTTCTTGCCCGCTTCGGTGGCCGCGTTCATCGCCTGGCGCGCCAGACGGTTCGACAGTACGTCCGACACGCGGAAGTACGCATACCGGCCTATGCGCGCGACCGGCTCAACGTTCCATTTGTCGAACGCGGTTGGTGTAACTCCGCAGCTGGCAACCATCTGTTGCTTGGTCAGCCAGCCCGGCTCAGGCCGCTTCGGGCTTGGCTTTGCGCTCATCGGGTCGCATTAGGTGAGATTGGGCACGACCACACCACCACCCCACCCTGAAAAATTTCACAAATAGTGATTGAACGGGGTCCGAATTACCCACAACCGGTCGAAGTGCTCAGGGTCCCCGGCGAAATGCGACCGGTTCTCGTCGAGGTGCTGGCGGCGGGCATCATGTCAGGACTCGCTCTCATTCACTCGGTTCGCGCGCGGTCGCAATGGCAGAGGCCAGGGCTGCGTCGAAGTTCAGATAAAACCGCTCGTCGAACACGCGCTCCACGGTCTCGCGGAACGGCAGTCGTTGATGGTAGTTGGCCGAGCTGATGAAGATCAGGAACGGCGACAGCTTGCGCCCGTTCCGCAGGTATACGCCCAGCGGCAGGTGACCACCACCTGGCCGGCCAACGAAGAACTGGCCACGCACCTTCCGAGTGCGGCGGCTGCGCTTACTGCTTGTGCTGTTCTGGTAGGCATCTGGGTTCGCACCCAGTTGACTCAGCATCGCGTTGATCAGACCGGCCGGCATATTGCCGTAGGCATCCAACTTCACGCCTGCGCCAGGCACAGTCATCATTCCTGCAGGCAGGACACGCGCCGCACGCAGTGCACGCTCGTAGCGCTTCTGATTGCGCTGGCCGCCATATACCTCGGGGTAGATGTACTTGGCTGCTGGCGTTCCCTTGGATGCATCCGTCTTGAAGAACACGTCCGCCATTGGCGTGGCGTCAGTCTTCTTTGCGGGCGTGACGTACGTGCTGTTGAGCGTGTACGGCGTCGGCCTGTCGAACGCCTGCTGCATCGCGGATCGCACAGCCGGCTGTGCATCCTTCGCTGTGCGGGTGAGCGCGACGGCGACGGCATAGGGAAACTGCTTCTGGTAGCGCGACATGCGCGCCATCAGGTTGCTTACGTCCACACTCGCCGGCGAACTCGGCATGGCTATTCCGCTGCACCGAGTACCAGCTCAAGCCGAACATCCGGTGTCACCAACGCAGCCGTGGCGTCATCGGGGATCACTGCGACCGTTTGGTCAAACGCTGTGCCGCCGTATGGCAGACGGCCAAACAATTGAACGGATTCACCGCCGACGCTGAGCTCGACACGATACGGCAGTAACGCCGCCGCGCCATCGCTGGCGAGCGGCGTTCCGATGATGCGGACGGATTTCACTGGAGCTGTTACAGCTTCTTGGCCAGGGCGACCACTTCGTCCCACACCGATTCGACATCGTGGCCGGCGGTGGTCAGCACTTTCTTGATGTTCGCGAGCAGAGCATCGCTCGGTTCGGCGGCGGCGGCCGGCGCTGCGCCGCCCTGGGTTACGTCGGTCATGACTGGTTCCTGCTGGGTGGGTGAATCCGGAAGCGGCGCAACCGGCTTGGCGATGCCAAGCAAGAGGCGGGCGGCTTCAATGATGGTCGAGAGAATGCTCATTGCGCTCAGCCTCCAACAGGCTCACTGCTTCGTCGCGCTCGGCTTGGAGCTGTCGGACGTATCCAATAATTCGGCCTGCACTTTCGAAGCGTAGTCCGTCCGCTGAAGCAGTTGCGCTGGGACCGGCTGCAGCTGCGGGCAGACCGGTTGCTGGACATCGCCACGTCGAAGACAGCCGCACAGTACCAGCGCGCAGGCCAGCGACAGTGCTTGCAGACAATGCTTGTGCATAGCGCATGTCCCCTTGGAACTTGGTATCAATCTGGGCGAAGGCATTCGCCTGGCGCTGCTCGGCAGCTCTTGCAACCTGGACGGCATTGGCGAACGCCAGTGCGCGCTGCGACGCCTCTTTCGCTGTAGCCGCCGATTGCTTGGCGATCGCAATAGCGCCCGTCTCGGCGCCGTCGTTATGGCCCTTGACGTATGCACCGAACAAGGCGACCGCCAGAACGATGAGCCGAATGGCCGGAAGGTGCGCCTTCAACCAGGCCATTACGGTTTTGCCCACATGTCGAGCACGGCGCGACCCTCACAAATGGCTCGGTCGTCCGTGCGCCTCCGAGTCAGCCCTGGCAGCACGCGCCCACCAGATTTGTCCCAGCGCGACAGTTCCGCGCATGCAGAAGGCCAATCGTTTGCCAGGCCGAATTTCTGCAAGGTTGATCCGCACACGACGGCCTGGCCTGCGTTGTAGGCGGCATCGGTAAGCGCACCTTCAATCTGTGGCAGCTTCGGCATCGGTAGACAGCGATTCACCGCGGCCTGCGCCACCTCAATGTCGGCGCGCTTGAATGCTTTGCACTCGGCATCGCTATAGGTTCGCTGCGGATCAACGCCACCCGTGTGGCCGTCGCATACGGTCCAAGTCTTTCCAGACGGGTCCCAGTAAGGCGCATGCTTGTCGGCGGCAGGCTCGTATTTTGCGACCAGCGCTGCGGCTATAAGTGCAGCGGCACCACCGACGACTCGCGGGTTCACTTCTGCCGTGCCTCGCGGCGCCACTTCCAAATCAGGTATGCCAGCTGGGCCAACGTGTACGCGCCAATGGCAGCGTAGGCCCACTCCTGCGGGCCCCAGCCGGAGACCCTGGCGACAGCGAAGCCTGCAATCGGAGCGCCCTTTACAACGGCACGCCCGACTTCGTGTGCCAGTTCAGTCTGTTCCATTCGTTGTCCCTCTGAGGCCGCGTACCCTGCCAGCAGCGGTCGGTTTGATTGGGTCGACGCGGACCCACTGGCGGGATGTTTCTTTCAACACCCACAGGTCGCCGTCAATGAACTTGATCGCGTCCGCTTGGTATTCATCCAGCAACGCGCCGACATCCCACAGGTATGCCTGGCCATCCGTGAGGATGACGGCGCCCCCTTCCGTCTCATCGTCAGCATGCGCACTCATGCAGCAGCCTTCACCGAAACCCAAGGCGCTTCCTTCAAGGCCTTCGGGTCATCGGCAAATACCGATTCCTGGAAGGTAAGCCCGCGCACCGGATGCGTCAGCCACAGGGCCTGCATGGGTGGCTCGTAGTCAAACCGGCTCTTCATGGCGTACTCGTTGAAGCCAACGAGGCAGCCGTTCACGATGATCTGGCCGAGATAGCGCAGCTGGTGCCAATGCCCCATGACAAGAACGTCGTAGGGCATGCCCAGCGCGCCGTATTGCTTGCGGGTCTTGGCGTCGCCGCGCATCCACGGGAGCAGCGGACCGGTGATGCCCGATCCACCCTTGAAGCTGTCTCCGTGCGTGAGCATGTAACGCGTGCCATACACCCGGTACGAGCAGTCGAATCCATCCGGGATCTGGAAGGTGATGCGATCGCGGTACTTCGGATCGGCCTGGATCGTCCGGGC